TGACCACACGGGAACAGCCCCGTTCCGTTCTGCCGCTATACACCATCCGCCGATTCCGTCAAACAGGCTTCCCACTGTTATTTCCATCTATTTTCCCGTACTCCCTATTCCGCCGGTCCTATCACCATCAGCGCTGTCATTATCTACTTTGTAATATCGATGAAATATTCCTTGTGCGATTCTGTCTCCTTTTTTTACTGTATAAGGCATTCCTGATACATTTCTAATTGGCAACATGATATGTCCTTCGTTGTCCGGATTGTTGTAGTAGTCTGAATCAATTACCGCCACATTGTTTGCCAAAACAATTCCATGCTTAACCGCAATGCTTGATCTTATATAGATTCCCAGCCATTCATTTTCACACATATATGCTTTTAATCCTGTTGGAATCAATTTTGTTTCGCCAGGTGTGATTACAACATTAACAGCACTTTCAATGTCATACCCCGCTGATTGCTTTGTCTTTCTCTTTGGAAAGTTTACATATTCATATCCGCTTACTTTTTCAAAACCTCTTCTCATTTCAGTTTCCTTTCTTCATAAATCCGCTCTTCTTCGTCACGCAGCCTCCGCGCCGCTTCGTCAAGTTTAATCGCGGCATATATGATCATGCTAATAAACAGCACAACGCTTACTACGTCAATTAATCTATCCATTTCGTCCTCCTTTAAAACGGGATTTCTCCCTGCTCGTATTCAAGCGGTTCTTGACTTACTGTGCCCATGTCTTCAAATTTCACGGGTGCAGAAAATTGCGTTACAGATGTTCCGCCGGAAACTGGTACATCCAATGCTTTCATGTTTCTTCCGATCGGTTTCGCTATCATGTTCGCCACCACTTCGGTAACATATCTCCGCTGTCCATCCGGTGTGTCATAGGATCTGGTAGCATATCTTCCTTCGATAAATACATAGCTTCCTTTTGTGAGTTCATTTCCTACCGCTTCTGCAAGTTTTCCCCAGGCGGTTACATTGACCCAATCTGTTAAATCTAACGTGTCCCCGTTCGCTTTTGTAATTTTCTTACTTACGCCTACGGAAAATGACGCCACGGCTTTCCCCGTTTTTGTTGCCCTGATCACAGGATCTTTCGCAAGGTTTCCTGTTATTTGTACTGTATTCATGTTTCCACCTCATTCTTCCATTCTTCCTATTTCGCCCCAAATCATAAGCCTTTCTATTGCCTGTTCTTTATCCATACATTCATATACAAGTAGATTTCCCTTGCGACTGTCTATGGCAAGATGTACCAGCCGGTTTTCATAATCATCTTCATATGCACAATAGAACAGTCCTTCAGGTTTATATTTCCCGTCTTTTCCTGGATAGGTAAAGTGTAAATTGAAGAATTTAGTATCTATTTCTTTATAACTTTTCATTTTCCCTCCTTGTTCGCCGCTTCTATAATCAATACCGCAGCTTCCATGAGTTTTTCTTTTCTGTCTTTTTTTGAAAGAAGGCATTGATTCACTTTGTTCAAAAGTTGAATCTCTGACAGTTCGTTTTCGTTTTCATGTACTCGATCTATGATTTCCAGTTCTTCTTCTGTCATCGCACTAAATACCGCGGTACATTTATCCATGGTCCATTTCATTTTTTCACCTGGTTTATTTTCTCTACCAACCGGTCTGCTATTTTGTCTATTCTATCTTCGACTGTATTGATATTTTCCTGTGTTACATATGTTGCTGCTATCATCTTGTAGATTGTATCTTGCGCCGGGATAAACACTGTTAATAATCCAGCTATACATATACAGATGACAAACCTTTTATACTTTCTGATTGTGCTTAACATCTCTTTAAATCCACATTCCATAGTTCCAACAATAGTCCATGTAGCAATAACCCCGACCCCAATGATGGCAATCGCTCCTATAACTTGTCTAAATGTGTCAAGAACATCAACCATGTAAAACATCCATGGATTAATCAAAGGTTCATTCATTTTCTGCCTCCTTAAATAAATCTCCCTGCGCACGATCGCCGGATATGTATTTTTTCGCTTCTTCTATGAGTACTTCCAAGCATTCATCCAATTCCCTGAACATTCCGTATGGTATTCCGCCGGTAGTGAATTTGATATTCAGCGGATAATCTTCTGCTTTTATGAATCCGTATGCCGTGTAAGATTTTTTCTCTCCGTCTTTGTAACCAATTACTATTTTGTTTGCCACAAAACCCACATGCTTTTTTAAAAGGTTTGCGTCTCCCAATCCTGATAATGATTCGGAGAATTTAATAAACGCTTCATAAAATTCCTTTCTTGCCGGCTCCAGACTTCTTATCTGATTTTCTTCCGCTCTGCTGATGTACCCTATCCCCACTTCCGTGGTTATTTTTTTGATTTCCATATTTTTCTCCTTTCACTTTGCACCATTTGAAAACGATTTTCTTTTTCTGCTGCACCTCCCTCGTCATTCGGTAGTATTGGTACGGGTATCCTTCCTGTGTATACCCGTTTTCTACTTTTTCTATCCGGTATCCTTTTTGCGGATTGGGATTTTCTTTCCAATGCCTGGAGTAGATTTTATGTTTTGTAACCTTGGGACGTTTCAGATTGCGGCTGGCGTTCCATCTTTTTTTCTGTACCGCTCCAGGCTCTCTTATGGTTTCGTCCGTTTCTTTACACAAATATTCTGCTAATCGCCTGCAGTCTTCCGGTGTTCCATCAAAATACCGGAATGATCTGTAATTCAGTTCTCCCCATGGCCATTTCTCTCTTATGTCTTTTCTTTGGATTTTCATTGATGCATTGATCAGAAGGTGGTGGTGGATTCTGTGACCCTTATATTCAGTTACATAGATATATTTCAATTCTTCTTGAAATTTCCTATATAGATTTTTCAGGTTTCTTAAAAATTTCCTGATTCTGCTTTGAGCTTCTTCCGGATCGGGCGGCGGATCTCTGTACGTGAGATCCAACCTCCAGTCATCCCTTTGGAAATTTGTGAGAATGACTCTGTATAATTTTTCTTTTGCCCGCCTGGCGTTTCCTTTTTGTACGGCGGATTCCGTTTCGCTTTCGTTCGGGTTTCTTGTTTTCTTTCCACCCAGCCGCCAGGTGTGATATTTTTTTATTTCCATTCCGCCTGGAAAATGGAAAATTTCTTTCATGTACGGCACGATATTTTCTCCATAGAGTATTTTCGATTGATTGTCGTTAAAATAATAGGAATATCAAGGTCTCAAAGAGGCGTTCCCGCCCCTTATTTTCTTGACTTTTTCCGTGCCATGCACTATAATTTGTATAGATTAATTTGTTGCTTCGGCACGGCGATCGGGACTCTCACTTCCCGGTCGTTTTTTCTTTGCAAAATCTTCTAATTTCTTTCGGCAGCGGTTTATATACACACTGTTGAAATTCTTTTCTGAAATTCCTGCATTCCCCGCAGTGCTTGTAACAAACGTTTGCTTTGTGAAAATGGCAGCATACCGTCTGGTAAGTTTCTTTCCCGCAGAGCGGACAATGCTCATTTGTATATATTTCTATTTCTTTCCCGCCGGAAAGTGTCAGTATTTTGCCCATGGGTATCTCTTCTTTACTTTGTGCTTTTTCTGCAGAATCTTTAGTCGATACTCTTCTTCGGTTTTGTAGATGGCTTCCAATTCTTCTCTGTGTGTCTCTCTCCATACTTTTACTTCTGGACTGTACAGATACTTTTCAATGTTTCTCTCCATATGTTTTTTTATATCCGCATTGAGTCCGTGGAGTTTGAATCGGTGAGTTGTATATGACAAAGAGATAAGATTGTCTTCCTTATCTGCCCCGAAGTTCCCTACATGTACATGATGATGGATCTCTATGTTTTGACGCGGGGGATATTCTCCAAGACATTCACAGTACGTTTCCGCAAGATCTATGTCCCGTTGCTTGACCAGATCGCAGAGTTTCTTGAATTCTGTTTTAGATAATTGAAATCTTGCCATGGAATTTTTCCTCTTTTGCCGCCATATATCCCTCATAAAAAGCGTCTTCCATTATATTTTTTATCAATTCAGTTATGGTTCCGGCCTCAGTCCTATCTTTATGCGCATAGTCTTTTGCCTTCTCAAGTCCCTTTTTGACCCATTTTTCATATTTTCTTTCGTTAAATTTCATTTCTACTCTTCCTTTTCTTGCGGCGATTATTGCTCTTCTATATCTTTTATCTGTTGATATCAATTCTTTTAACGCTACCGATGTAAGTGATCTATACTCATCATCTACATCTTTTTTGTAACAAAGTATTCCAGCCACACGGCGGATCCGATATCCACAACAGAAAAGTGTACGTCCACTTATTATTCTTTCTATTTCTTTTTTCATGATTAGGCTCCTTCTTTTAATTAATCCACTTAATCACAGGATCCCCGCTGTAACCTTTTTCCCAAACGAACCAGCAAAATGCGATGGCGCTGCTTTTATTGCTTTGATTGTTGTTTTTGTATGCGGGAATCCTTTTCCTGGACACATAGACCGTCTTCAACGGACATTCCTCAAATAATGCCTGCCGCCCTTTACTTTCAAGAAATAACAACCGCAAGAACATACATACCTTTCTTCCCGGTTGTACAATTTCATAGGCATGTCTCACAAAGGCCTCTGCGTGTTTGTATGGTGGATTCGTTACTATGTCTCCGTCCCACCCCCCCGCATATTTCAGGAAGTCTATTCCGACTTCTCCATATCCACGGTTTATCAAATCGCTTGCCTTGCCTAAGACACCTGCTTTGTCAAAAACCTTTGCAAGTTCCCCGTCCCCGCAGGCACATTCCCATATGTTCTTCAATGGCTCATTCTCAAGCAGCAAGTGAGCCGCTATATTATCCGTGGCATAGAAATCATTCTTTTCACGTTCTTCTTTGGCGTGATTAGAAGCTCCCAGCGTGGTAAAGATATTTTCATTTGCCATTACCTGATCTCCCTTACTCCAAACGTATCAAGTTCAAATGCAGGAATCCCCAATACACAGGAAGCCGCGTATTCCTGCATGCACCCCATACTCTTTCGCCACATCCCGCAAAGAACAATGGCGTCGCACTTCTTCAATACCGTCAGACAGTCCTGCATCGGCTTTGCCTGATGGTCAGCATCGTAGGAGTCCCAGTCCCAATTGTGCAACGGTGAGAATAATGTTTGATACGGGTACATTTTTTTGAGTTTTCTTAAGCACTCCGCCGCGCGTCTTATATTTTCTTCATTTCCTCCGTACGGATGGGCAACATAGATCAGCTGCCCTTCTATATTTATCTCTTTCATTCTTTAGTCCTTTCCACTCTTACAATGATTTCCTGTCCTGGCTGCAATGTACCGGGATCTTTTATATTATTTTCTTGCTTTGCCCGATATACGATCTCCCGTACATCTTCCTTATCAGTGGCAATTCTTGAGCAGATATCCCACAAGGTATCGCCCTTACTTGCAGTCACCGCATAGCTGATTAATTGCGGCGGTGCTTGTACATACATTCCCGCCCCCATGACAATTGCGATGAATGCCATTAACATTTTCATTATTTCCCCTCCAGCACTTCATATAAATCTTTTCCGTCATATTCTTCTAAGAATTTATTCAGGCTCACCTTCCTTATTCGCCTGTTCCGCCGGAAAGATAACGCAGGAAGAAGTCCTGCATTGATTAGCCTGCGGACAAACTGTTTTCCTGTCCGCAGACGTTCTGCTACTTCTTCTACAGAAAGTAGTCTATCCGTGTCATCTGGAATAATTTCTTCTTTCATTTTTTTAATTCCATTCGTTTTCAAAAGGTACATGAATATCCGTACTTAATATTTCTACACTTGTACCTGTGACTATTGCCGTGGTTTCAGGCGTTTGTTTCTTTCGCAGATAGTTGACCAGCGGCGCGGCCGCTTCTTTTAACCTTTCACGTTCAAGTTCAAATTTGATTTCCATAGTTATTTTTATGCCCTCTCTTTT